AATAATCATGCACAGATGAGAGAAAATGCTAAATGGGTTAATCCTGATCCTAAAGATATACGAAAAAGATTTTGTCAAAGTAGAAAAGAAGCCTCGTCATTTGCACAGAGTATGCAAAATCAGGGGTATTTTGTATTAATTAAAACAGATGGAGTTGTATAATGTATGGTATAGGAGATATTGACTTCGGAGGTTGGACCGATAAAGACCTTGTAAATTTAAAACGGGAATTAAAATTTACAAGGGAAGAGGATATTGAATATTCCGATAGAGTACAAATAAATTATAGAATAGCGCAAATAAACGCAGAATTAATGAAAAGGAATATACATGAGTGATTATTTTGATGGTTTGTTAAAAGCAACTGGTAATGAATTTGGTTCAAAGGTTTCGGATGGAGTTGAAGCAGGAGATGTTTCAAGTTATGTAGATTCAGGAAGTTATATTTTAAATGCATTAATATCAGGAGATATTTATGGTGGAATTCCTTCTAACAAGATTACAGCATTGGCAGGAGAAACTGCAACTGGTAAAACTTTCTTTGCATTGGGTATGGTTAAACAGTTTCTTACAGATAATCCTAGCGGTGGTGTTCTTTACTTTGAGTCTGAATCTGCTCTCACTAAAGACATAATTGAAAGTAGAGGAATTGATTCCAATCGGATGATAATTCTTCCTGTTACTACAATTCAAGAATTTACTCATCAGGCAGTTAAAGTAGTAGAAAATCATACTGAAGAAAGACCATTAATGATGTGTCTAGATTCTCTTGGAATGTTATCAACAACAAAAGAAGTCGGTGATATTTCAGAAGGTAAAGAGACTAAAGATATGACAAGAGCACAACTCGTTAAAGGTTGTTTTCGTGTTTTAACTTTAAAGTTGAGTAAAGCAAAAATTCCATTATTGGTTACAAATCATACTTACAAACAAGTTGGTACAATGTTTCCAACTGATGTAATGGGCGGCGGAAGTGGAATACAGTATGCAGCATCTACAATTATTTTCCTTTCCAAGAGAAAAGAAAAAGAAGGTACTGATGTTGTTGGAAATGTAATACATTGTAAAAATTACAAATCCAGATTAACCAAAGAGAACAAAATGGTAGATGTTCTTTTAAGATATGATCAGGGTTTGAACAGGTATTACGGGCTTCTTGAACTAGCAGAAGACGCCGGTATCTTTACTAAAGTATCTACAAGATACGAAATGCCTGGTGGTGCCAAAGTTTTCGGAAAAACTATTTTGAGTGAGCCTGAAAAATATTTCACTAAAGAAATACTTGATAAATTAAATGTTCATGCAAAAAAAGTTTTTATGTATGGTGAACATGATGTAGAAAGTGAGGTTAATGATGAGCAACAAAGTTGAAAATGCTTTTTGGGATACCGATGAAGCACAATATAAAATTATTGATAATCCAAATAATCCTGAAGATAAATCTTTATGTATACTTGTTCAAGATGCATCTCCGTTTGATGGTGCGGTAATCAAGTATACAAAATTTAAATTAGAAGAACAAGATCTAGGAGTAGAAACTATAAGATGTTCGTATGAATATGACATAGAAGTTCCACCTCATGATTTAGGTTATGAAATATCAGATAAGGATGGTGAAGAATTTGAAAGAAGATTAGGCATATGGGTATTAGAAATACTACAAACACAAATGAATAGGAAGATGAATGCAACAAAGGATTGAATCTTTAATACTTAGAAATTTAATACATAATGAAGAGTATTCCAGAAAAGTATTACCGTTTTTAAAAGACGAATATTTTATGGAAAATACAGATAAATTGTTATATAAGCAAGTTGACAATTTTATCAATAAGTATAATAATTTACCAACAAAAGAAGCACTAGTTATAGAATTAGATGATACAGAACTCAAGGATGAAGAATTTGAAAATGTAACTGGACTCATCAATCAATTAGAATTAGAAAAAAATGAGCAGTCGGATATTCAATGGTTATTGGAAACAACAGAAAAATTCTGTCAAGATAAAGCAATCTACAACGCAGTCGTTCAATCTATCGGAATCTTGGATGAACCCGAAAAATCTAAGTCCGATAAGGGTGCTATTCCTGAGTTGCTTACCGATGCTCTTTCTGTTAGTTTTGATCCTCATGTTGGGCATGATTACCTTCTGGATTCTGATGATCGTTATGATTTCTATCACAGAATTGAAAAGAAAATTCCTTCCGATTTGGAATTTTTCAACAAAGTAACTCAAGGTGGATTATCTTCCAAAACATTGAATGTTGCTCTTGCTGGTACTGGTGTAGGAAAATCTTTGTTTATGTGTCATGTGGCCTCTAGTGCATTATCTCAAGGAAATAGTGTTTTGTACATTACATTGGAAATGGCAGAAGAAAGAATCGCAGAACGTATTGATGCAAATTTATTAAATATTAAATTGGATGATTTAAAGAGTTTACCAAAGTCGATGTATGATAAGAAAATAGAGGATTTGAAGAATAAAGTTTCTGGTAGATTAATTGTAAAAGAATATCCAACGGCAGCAGCAAGTACAAATCATTTTAGAGCATTGTTGAATGAATTAAATCTTAAAAGGAATTTCAAACCAGATATTATATTCATTGATTATATTAATATTTGTGCATCATCCAGGATTAGACCTGGTCAATATGTAAATTCTTATAGTTATATTAAGTCTATAGCAGAAGAACTGCGTGGATTAGCAGTAGAATTTGGTGTTCCAATTATGTCAGCAACACAAACAAACAGACAAGGATTTCAGAATACAGATGTGGGATTGGAAGATACTAGTGAATCTTTTGGGCTCCCTGCAACAGCAGACTTTATGTTTGCACTTATATCCAATGAAAAATTGGAAGAAGCAGGTCAAATGTTAATTAAACAATTAAAGAATCGGTATAGTGATCCTACTACAAATAAGAAATTTTTAGTTGGGATTGATAGAGCAAAAATGAAATTATCTGATTTGGGAGATCAATCACAGTCTGGATTGGTAGATACTGGTAAAGAAGAAGACGATGACAATACTCCTGCATTTGATAAGGCAACTAAAGGTCGAATGAAGAATAAAAAAGACTTTGGGGAGTTTAAATTTGAGTGATGATAAAGTTGTTAATTTAGCAGAATATAGGAAAGAAAGAAATAAAGGTACACCGATTTCCCCCCTAAAGGCGTTCAAGCCTGATCATTATTACATTTATCCTGAAATGGGAATAATGATCCATGTCCTTTTCCTTACGGATAAGAGTATAAAACATTCTGGACAAGCAATATATGTTATGGAAGACCAATTCGGTAATTTCTTTGCTGATTTAGTCGAAGAAGAATCCTGTATTGGTTGGCATGAACTAGAAAAAGAGGTTTTTCTTCATGCAGCAGATAAAAATAGAGAACCAGATCCACCAGAACCACTAGTAGGATAGTTTAGAATTATAAATATATCAGTAAAGTGTATAATCTGATTAAGGGATAAGTAATGATTAAATCTTTTACAAATTATTCTGAACAAAAATTATTTTTAGATGATCTAGTAGAATTTAGTATTCATGAACCAAAATATGGTGTTGGACAACAAGTAGTTGTAAAAACTAATAAACTTGATTCTATATCTGATTATTTGGGAATTAAGGTTGATGCTTCAACGATATTGACAAAAGCTGCACCAGATCCAAATGCTCCTGAAATATGGGTAGGAACAGGAGAAGGAGAAGAAGTATATCTTGAAACTGGTGGAAAAACATATCATTTGTTGGGTGCCGCATCTAGCCTTAAATCATATTTTAATGGTTATAAAGATACTCCTGGAATATCATGGAAAGCAGATTCAATTGAAACAGGTCAATGTTTAGGATTGTATATTGATGCAAATGGAATGTTGGAGAAGATAGGTCAGGCTGGGGGAACTCCATCTACAAGTGTTACAGATTCAATAAAGAAAAAGATAACCGCTGCATTTCAAAATGGTCAAGATTGGGATATGGGCGGAGTAGGTAAAATTTCTGAAAAGTTAGACAAAATTAGTTTAGGTGATATGACTCAACTTTTGGGATTAGCCGCAGGAATGCAATTATATTGGGAAAAAATAGGAAAATCTAGAGTTGGTGGTACACCAAATATAATTCATGGAAAAATTAAAGAGTATTATACTGCTGAAGAAGGAAATCCTGCAGTTGAAGTACGTGGTTCAAAAGAAAAT